TTTAGATTAAAAGCATACCGTAGATGGAAAATTTTAAAACAACCCGATTGGGCAAATCTTAATATTAAGCCTATAGACTATCAAGCAATATCATACTACTCAGCACCAAAAGTAGGTCCTAAATCATATGATGATGTTGATCCAGAAATTAAAAAAGATTTTGAAAGATTAGGAATACCATTAACTGAAAGAGCCAAACTAGCAGGAGTGGCCGTTGACGCTGTATTTGATTCTGTATCCGTTGCTACTACATTTAAAGAAGAATTATCAAAAAAAGGAATTATATTTTGTTCATTTTCAGACGCAGTACAAGAACATCCTGATCTTGTAAAAAAATATTTAGGATCAGTTATACCTATAAGTGATCATTCATTTGCCGCTTTAAATTCTGCTGTATTTACAGATGGTTCATTTGTATATGTGCCACCAGGAATAAGATGTCCAATGGAGTTAAGTACATATTTTAGAATCAATGCGGCTAACACAGGACAGTTTGAAAGAACTTTAATTATAGCAGACAAAGGCAGTTATGTAAGTTACCTTGAAGGTTGTACAGCACCAATGAGGGATGAGAATCAACTACACGCTGCTAACGTAGAACTTGTAGCACTAGATGACGCAGAAATAAAATATTCAACAATACAAAACTGGTACCCAGGAGATCCTATTACAGGTAAAGGCGGTATATACAATTTTGTTACTAAACGTGGCAAGTGCAAAGGACGTAATTCAAAAATCTCTTGGACACAATTTGAAACTGGTTCTGCTATAACTTGGAAGTATCCATCTTGTTTATTAATGGGTGATAATTCAGTAGGAGAATTTTATTCAGTTGCATTAACAAATGGAAAACAACAGGCTGACACAGGTACTAAAATGATTCACATGGGTAAAAATACTAAAAGTATAATTATATCAAAAGGAATATCTGCAGGACATTCATCAAATACGTACAGAGGTTTAGTAAAGATTTTGAAAAATGCAAGTAGTTCAAAAAACTTTACACAATGCGATTCATTAATACTAGGTAGCCATTGTTCTGCTCATACAGTACCATATATTGAAAATAAAAATTCAACAAGCCATTGTAATCACGAAGCAACTACATCTAAACTAGATGAAGAACAACTATTTTATGTAAGACAACGTGGACTAAAAGATGAAGACGCTAGAAACTTGCTTATATCAGGTTTTTGCAAAGATGTATTTCAAAAACTACCTATGGAATTTGCAGTAGAGGCACATAAACTATTAGAAGTTAGTATGGAAGGATCAGTTGGATAGTAAAAGGTAAAATGAAAAAGAAATTAGTAATTGGTGGTTGTAGTTGGTCAGATATTGAATATGTTAATTTAATAAATTCACCAAAAGGTGTTGTACCAGGGCAAAGGTATGATGGTGATATAATTACTATAAAGAATTTTCCTAATTGGGCACAACTACTAGCAAAAAAATTAGATATGGAATTAGTTTGTTTAGCAAAGTGTGGTTTTGGTCAACAAGGAATATTCTCAACAATACAAGATTACGTGGTGTCACATGATCCAAAAGAAATTGGTTTATGTATTGCAGCCTGGTCAAAAAGTCAAAGAGCAAATTGGCAAAAAATTTCTTTAAATTGGGATGATAGTAAACCTAATTTATACGGTCATGTACATTTTTGGATATTAGATTCATTAAGATACATGTATGCCTTTCAAACATTAATGGAAAATAATAGAATACCATATAGACATTTTCAAATGATTTCTTTATTTATAGATCATCTATATGAAGTAGAATATAAAGATAATGGTATACCATTTAGAAAGATATATAATAGTTGTTGTGATGTAATTAAAACATCACCATACTTCCATAAAATGAAAAACTTTATTGGTTGGCCTATCATTGACGAATGTGGTGGTTTTGTTCTTGGTGATGTACAAATACATAAAAATTGGGGAGTGGAAAATAGATTAGCCAATAATATACCTAATTCTACCTTTAATCCTGCTAATAGTACTTATGAAGAACGGCAGAAGAACTCCGTATCCGAGGAAAGAGTACACGACAAAGATACAGATATGAAGTTATTAAATGTGGAGGACGATGGAAGAACATTATATAAAATAGCTCCAAAAGATTTAGTTAATTATGATTATGTTATTAGTAAAGCTAATACACACCCAAATAAAAAAGGACATGAATGGCTTGCAAACTATATAAAGTTGTACGGATTTAATAGTCAAAGAGTGCAAGAAAAGGATAAAATATGAAAGTAGGATTTACGTGTAGTGCTTTTGATTTGTTACATGCTGGTCATGTACAGATGTTAAAAGACGCTAAAGAAGAATGCGATTACTTGATTGTTGGATTACAAACTGATCCAACTATAGATAGACCAAAAGAAAAGAAAAAACCAATACAAACATTGGTAGAGAGAAGTATACAACTTAATGCTATAAAATATGTAGATGAAGTTATACCATACGAAACAGAAAAAGATTTAGAAGATATATTCCAAATGTATAATATATCAGTTAGAATTATAGGTGAAGAATATCAAGGTAAGAATTTTACTGGTAAAGAGATATGTGTTAAGAAACACATAAAGATTGTTTACAATAAAAGAGAACATAGGTTCTCCACCACTGATTTAAGAAAACGTATTATAGATAGTTAATTATATCTAAAATAGTTATTGTTTGGATTTCTATAATATAAACTAAATGTATCAGCACCAAAAATATGACAAAAAGATTGAGGTCTTTTGTAATTTGGTTTTGAACAACCTCTATATCTATATCTAACTTTCTTGGCGTTTTTAGCTCTAGTAATTTCTTTAAAGTATTTTAAATACTTAATTGGTATACCAGCAGCTATACAAGACCCTTGATATTTAAATGGGTCTAACATATGTTTAAGTAATAATGGGTTTACTATATTTCTAAAAACTCTATCACGTCTATTCATATTATCCTCTTAATCTTCTTTGTGAATCCATATACAAAGGACCAGTCCATTTGATATGGTAATTGCCATTTAGTACATTTCCTCTAGGAGAATTTAAAGCAGGTGCATTATAACCAGCCGCTTTTAATATATCGCCTTTTTTAAAGTGTTTAAAATCATTTATTACGATAAATGCAAAAACACCTCTGTCATGTACGATCTTAATGTACTTTTGACCTTTTTTTACTGTTGTTTTATTATCCCAATTTGCGATTTCTTCTTTTGAGTAGTCAGAAACGTTACCATTTTTGTCGGTAGTCCAAGAAACATAATCTGCCTTGGCACCATTCATCATATTTTTAACTCCTTCATCTAAAGAAGTTGCTTTTAAATTAACAATTGTCATTATTTCCCTCCATAGTGTATAATGTTAATATGCCTGAAATTAACATAATTCCAAACATTACAAAGAACATTGGCCAGTTATCGTTTCCTAAACAATGACCACCACAATCTTCAATGAAACCAACTGCCATTATAGCAGAAAGTATAGTTGTAATACTAAAAAAAGTATTCATAGTGTTTTCCTTTATTATTTTCATTTATTGGTCCACTATACCAGATAAATATAGAAAAGTCAACAAAAAAATGCTCAAAAATACAAAAAATATACGTAAAATGGCGCTTTTTTTAGCCTGTTCGCTTTTTGTTCTAGTTTCTTGCTCAAAAAATGTTGAAAATTGCAGATTTTTTGATTTTGATACAGAATCAGTAAAAAAATATGCAAAAAATTTATCCGGAAATGATCTTTATACTCATATTCGCTGTAATTTTTAAACCTAAATAATATTATGATTTATTGTATGAATTGTGGAAATAAATCTCACGAAGATGTTCTAAAAAGAACGGAAATAGACGAAAATGGCAGAATTTACGAAATTGTCGTTTGTCAATATAATAGAATTGAAGAAAATATAGAAATAGAGGAAAATGATGAGTAAAATGCGAGAATTTAAATTTATAGATGATGAAAAAGGCGAAAAAATAATAGAATCAACTTCATTTAAGAAAGCAGTTAAATCTTTTCAAAATCAAGTTAAACAAAAAATGGTATACGTTGAATGGGTAAGTAAAAAAGGTCTGGAAATGACCAAATGGCAAATATTACCATTAGGTAGAAAAGACAAAATAGGAAGATAATGCCAGCAGTTAGTAGAAAAGGCGACGCTTTAAGTACAGGACATGCTTGTGTAGGTTCAACTATACTTGATACACCAGGACAAGGTACTTGTAGAGCAAATAGTATTCTAATTGCTAGAGTTACCGATCCAACTGTACCTCACCCAGCGCCTCCAATACCTCCTTGCCCGAATCATGTTAAAGTTGTTAACGTTGGCTCTTCAACTGTTAGAGTACATAGCTTAGCAGTAGCAAGAATTGGCGATAGTACAGACGCAGGAGCTATGACTGCAGGATCATCAAATGTTTTTAGCGGTTAATTACCAATTGTCGTATAAATATAAGCATGCCAAACTTTGATAGTAGCAATACAAACAATAGCAAAAGAGCAAATAGAATCTATAAAGACTTGGATTTGAATTTTGGTCGTAATCCTGTTACTAATGATGTAAACAAATTGACCGATGTAGAGGCTGTTAAACGAAGTGTTAGAAATTTAATACAAACTTCTCACTTTGAGAGACCTTTTCATCCAGAAATTGGCAGTGATGTTAGAAGTATGTTATTTGAACCAATGACACCTCTTACAGCGCTTAATTTACAAAGAAAGGTTAACGAAGTTCTTGATAATTTTGAGCCTAGAATTAAATTAGTACAAATTTTAGCTAGACCAGACCTTGATAGAAATAGTTATCACTTAACAATAATGTTTTATGTTATAGGTACAACAGAGCCGGTAACAATAGAAACATTTTTAGAAAGATTAAGATAATGGCAAGTAATAAACTCGTAGTATCAGATTTTGATTTTGATAACGTCAAAGCAAACTTAAAAACATTTTTACAAAATCAACCAGAATTTTCAGACTATAATTTTGAAGGATCAGGCTTTGCCGTTCTTTTAGATACGTTAGCTTACAATACACACTATCTTGGTTTCAATGCCAATATGTTTGTAAATGAATCTTATTTAGATTCTGCTGACATAAGAAAAAATATAGTATCATTAGCAAAAGCAATCGGTTATACTCCATCATCTGTTAGAGCGCCAATGGCTGAAATTGATATTTTAGTTAACAACGCTTCAGGCTCAAGTATATTAATGAATAAAGGAACAACGTTTACAACTACAGTAGATGGAACAGGATATAACTTTCTTACTAACGAAGATATTACAATCACACCTTTAAACGGTGTTTATAAGTTTTCAAATGTTAAATTATACGAAGGTACTTTAGTTACTTTCAAATATACAGTTGATAGCTCTGATTCAGATCAAAGATTTATGATAAGAAATATAGACGCTGATACTTCTACTTTAAAAGTAACAATTCAAAACTCTGTATCAGATTCAACATTAAATACTTACACATTAGCTACAGGTTTAAGAAATTTAAATAATACATCTAAAATTTACTTCTTACAAGAAACAGATACAGGTAAATTTGAAGTTTACTTTGGTGATGGTGTTATAGGAAATAAATTAGAAGATGGTAACATAGTTATTTTAGAATATATTGTTACAAATCAAGAAGAAGCTAATGGCGCTAGTAAATTTGAATTAGGTTCCAGTATTGGAGCATTTTCAAATGTAACTATAACTACTAAATCAAATGCTCAAGGCGGATCAGACGAAGAAGAAAAAGAGTCTATTAGATTTAATGCACCTCTACAATATACAGCACAAGATAGAGCTGTCACAGCAACAGATTACGAAACAATAGTAAGATCAATTTATCCTAATACATTATCAGTTAGTGCATGGGGTGGAGAAGATGATGAAACACCAGTTTATGGTGTAGTAAAAATTTCTATAAAAGCAGCTTCAGGTTCAACTTTAACCGAGGCAACAAAAGCTTCTATTGTAAAAGATTTAATACCTTATAATGTAGCGGCTGTTAGACCAGAAATTATTGATCCAGAAATAACATCAATTTTATTAACTACTACTGCTAAGTACGATAAAAAAGGTACTAGTAAATCCGATGATACATTAAAATCAGAAATAATTACAGCTATTACAAATTATAATAGTTCTACTTTACAAAAATTTGATGGTGTATTCAGATTTTCTAAATTAACAGGTTTAATAGATGATGTTGATACAAGTATTTTATCAAATATAACAACTATTAAAATGAGAAAAAATTTTACACCAACTATATCGTCTTCAACAAAATATGATATATATTTTAGAAATTCAATATGGGATCCACATGATAGTCATCCATCAGTTTTAACATCAACAGGATTTAAAGTTTCAGGTAGTAATAATGAAATGTTTTTAGATGATGATAGTAAAGGTAATGTTAGAAGATATTATCTAGTAAGTGGTGTTAAAACATATGCTAACTCAACACAAGGTACTATTAATTATGAAACAGGTCAGGTAACTTTAAATTCATTAAACGTAGCTTCAATATTAAATATTAGAGGTGTTGTTTCTAATGTTATTGAATTAACAGCTACGCCAAAATCAAATGATATAGTTCCAGTTAGAAACCAAGTTGTAGAGATAGATGTTTCAAATTCAAACATAACTGTAGAGGAAGATACTTTTGTAGGTGGTTCATCTGAAGCTGGCGTAGGCTATACAACTACAACAAGTCATTAATAAACAATGGCGAAATTTGATAATAAAATTTCCAACTTAATACCGACTCAACTACCGGATTTCGTAGTTGACGATCACCCAAAATTTGTAGAGTTCTTAAAAACTTATTTTCAATTTATGGAGGCTGCCGAATTACAGGTAACTTCTATTCAAACTACAGACGGAATAACTTTAGAAAATCAAACAGGCGTTGCTAACAATTTAGTATTAGATGGTGGATCACTTGGTGCTGAACATACACAATTAGATTTAGATGATAAAATTATATTAGAAGATAGTACATATGGTAAATTTACATTTAAAGAAACTATAACAGGACAAACTTCTAAAGCAACAGCTACAGTATTAACGGAAGATTTAGATAATAATAGATTATTCATATCATCACAAGATAAATTTATAATTGGTGAAATAGTTGTTGGTACAATTTCTAATGCGTCAGCTGTTGTTAATTTATATAGACCTAATCCAGTTAATACAATTCAACAATTAACAAACTTTAGGGATCCTGATAAAGTTATTTCAAATTTTTTAGATAGTTTTAGGGACGAGTTCTTTCAAACTATACCAGAAAATTTAGCTTCAGGATTAAACAAAAGAAATTTAATAAAAAATATTAAATCGTTATATAAACTAAAAGGCACACAAAAAGGTCACGAATTATTTTTTAGAATATTATTTAACGATAGCTCTGAAACATTTTATCCTAGAGAAAACTTGATGAAAGTATCTGACGGTAAATGGGATACTAAAACAGTTTTAAGAGTAATAGCTACACAAGGTAATACTTCATCTTTAGTTGGAAGAAAAATTACAGGTAATACTTCTAAAGCAACAGCAATAATAGAACATGTTACTAAATTTCATATTGGTGCTAGTGAAGTTTCTGAAGTTACTATAAACAAAGATACTATCATAGGTACTTTTCAAGTAGATGAAGAAATACAAGGTACAGCAACTGATACAGACGATTATTATATTTTAGCAAATATTTCAGGAATACCAGGAACAAAAACAATTACTAATGACGGTAATTTATATACTACAGACGATATTATAACAGTCACAGGTGGTGGAGAACAAGCTGCTTTTCAAGTTAGTGATGTTGGTTCTGGTAAATTAACGGAAGTTATTGTTGACGCCGGGGGTTCTGGTTATGAAATTGGAGATGAATTAAGTTTTGTAAATACAGGAACATTTGGATCAGGTGCTAAAGGTGTAGTTACTGTTGTTAATGGTGCTGTAGCACATGAAGATACAGATCATGTAGTATTAGAAGATCAGACAACTTCAGGAGATCATCTTACAGGAGATAAAATTGTTTTTGAATCAGATACAGGTACAGGAGATATTACAGACGTTTACTTATATAATGGTGGTGACGGATATAAAACTTTACCAACAGTTACGGTAACATCTTCAGCTGGTGCAAATGCAAACTTATTATCTTATGGTACAGAAGTAGGAAAAGTTTTAGGAATAACAACAACAAATTTAGGTATTAAATATCAAAATTCTCCTACACCTCCAACATTATCTTTTGTAAATAATTTATTTTTGATAGGTGTTACAGGAAGTTTTGGAACCGGATTAACTTTAACAGGTGCTTCTTCAGGTGCAACAGGATTAATAACAGATTGGGATTCAGATAGAAATATATTAAAATTAAAAAATGTATCAGGTACTTTTCAATTAAATGAAACAGTATCAACTGGAGGAGGTGATGGTACTTTAAAATATTTAGATTTAACTACAATAAATGTAGATGTCGCTGCTGTAGTAGATACAGATGGTACTTTCTTAAATGAAAAAGGATACCTTTCTGAAAATACTATGAAAGTCCAAGATAGTAAATACTATCAAGATTATTCTTATGTATTAAAAGTAGGTAACTCAATTAATTTATGGAGAGACGCATTTAAAAAAACAATGCATACAGCAGGTTTTTATTTTACAGGTCAAGTTGATTTAGAGAGTAGAATTAATATGCAAGTTAGCATAGCAGAAGCTCTTAACACTGGTACAATTGGCGAACCAATAATTTCAATGATGAAATTAATATTTTCTACTGTATTTGGTAGAAGATTAGGAACAATAGATGATGGAACAAGTTTAAGAGAAGATCCATGGATTGCTTCTACAGAAGTAATAAATCCATATTTTCCTTCTACAACTAGAGCTGTGACTTTAACAAGAGCGCCTATAGGTGTTAAATTAAATTTAAGATTAAGAAGAAAAGTTGGAACGAACAAAAATATAAATCAAGGATTTGCATATTGTGGTCCTAGATTTGCTTCAATAAACAAGTGGGCTAATACAGCATACGGTGTTACAGGTAATAGATCAACTGGTATTAATGGTACAACTGGTATTACTTTTGATAGATTAAACGAATTAAAGGTTATTGGTACTAGATCAAGTTTAGATGGTACAACAGCTCTACTTAATATGATAAGTGGTACTAATGTAAATGAAGATGATAATGGTTTTATGTTAAAGACCAACTTCACTTTTCCAGCAGATATTACATTCCCAGGAGAAAAATCGTTTAGTGGTAATACTAATACATTTGATAGCAGAAATGAAACATGGGACCAATACGATAGGTATTGGGCAGGAGATGAATCGTTTAGTGGTGGTATAAATAAATGGGATAGTAATACTGATAAATTTGACCAAACAGACATATAATAAAATAAAATTGTAAATAGTGACACAATGAACGTATAAATATAACTATAAATAAAGGTACAAATGGCAAAACAAACAATAAACATCGGCTCAGCTCCAAATGACGGTACAGGTTCTACTATTAGAGACGGTGGTATTTTAATCAACGATAACTTTACCGAAATTTATACTTCTTTAGGAAACGGTACAACTTTAAGTACTGGTATTATTACAGGTAAACAAGAGGGAACAAACTTTTCAAACTCTATAATTATCGGTCACTCGGTGACAGGTACTTTGAGTTCAGCACAAGAAAACGTTGCCGTTGGTAAAACATCTTTAAGAGCAATTACTTCAGGAGACGATAACGTTGCCGTGGGGTTTGCAGCTTTAGAATCAGTCACATCTTCAGGAAAAAGTACAGCTGTAGGTCACTCAGCAGGTAAAGACGCAACAGGAGAAAAAAATACTGTTATAGGTTCAGACGCAGGTTTAAGAATAAATACAGGACAACTCAACACTTTTGTAGGTCATGGTGCAGGTCAAACTATAGAAACTGGATCAGGTAATGTCATTATAGGAAATGCTTCTGGTAATACTGCCAGTGAAACTAGAGCAATGATAATTGCAGGTTGGGATGGTACGACAACTACAACTTGGTTAGAAGGAGATAGTACAGGCGAGGTAGTAGTATTCGGTAACCCAACAAAAAATTTAGGTATTGCAACAAAACAATACGTTGATTCAAGTGTTACAGCAAATGATGAATTAACTGAAATGAACGATGTTGTTTTGTCAAGTATTGCAAGTGGCGACATTTTGCAATGGAATGGTAGTCAATTTGTCAATTTTGCTTTAGGTACAATAGGTACTATGGCTGGTCAAAATGCCAATGCAGTTAGTATAACTGGTGGTTCTATCACTATGGCTAACTTATCTAATGCGTCAACTCTACTAGTAAAAAATTCTAGTGGCGTTACACAAAAAACAATTATAGGAACAACATCATAATGCCAGCGATTATAACAACAAAATTCAGAATTAATAATAGTGAACAGTTTCACGAATCTTTCACGGAAGCTTCGCCAAACATTTACTACCTAGGACTTGGAAGACCTCAACCTTGGGGTACTTTAACAAGAGCTGATTCTCGTACAGATTACGAAGGAACAGACGCAGCTCCAATAACTCCAGGCGACAGTGTTGTTGCAGAGTTCAATACCTACGATGATTTATTAGCAGCTAAGAAAATTACAACTTCAGATATTTCTTTTGCAATACCAAGAAGAAATTGGGCAACAGGAACAACATACGATATTTACAGACACGACTATGGCGAATACTTAACAGGTAGTACATCTACAAGAATTACTGCTAATAGTGGTGCAACAATTTTACATGACGCTAATTTCTATGTATTAACTACAGACAGAAATGTTTATAAGTGCATAGACAACGATGGTACAACAGCTTCAACTACTGAGCCATCTGGTACATCAACAAGTGTCATAACAACTGCTGACGGATATAAATGGAAATACATGTTCACTATGTCAGCTTCTCAACAATCAAATTTTTTATCAACAGACTTTATGGGAGTATCAACTAACTCAACTGTTAGTGCAGCTGCTATAGACGGATCAATTGATTGTATAAAAATTAAAGCAAGTGGTTCAGGTGGAGCAAACGGTACACATTCAGTTACTATTAAAGGTGACGGATCAAGTGCAACAGCTAATGTTGTAGTTGCAGGTGGTATTATTACTTCGGTAACTATGACTAACGTTGGATCAGGTTACACTTTTGGTACAGTTTCAAATACAGAAATTGTAGCCGCTGGTGCAACAGGTTTAACAGGTGCTGAATTAGATGTTATTATCTCACCAAATGGTGGTAATGGATTTAATGCAGTAGAAGAATTAGGTGGTTTTTTTGTAATGCTAAATATAAATTTAGAAGGAACAGAATCAGCAAACTCTGGAGATTTCCATGCTGGTAATGATTTCAGAAAAATTACTTTAATAAGAGACCCAGCAGCTGGTGGTTCAACCGCTATAGCTTCAACATTAAGAGGTACTAAAGCAGTTAGAATTAACTCAACTCCAACTCCAGGTACTTTTGTAGTAGATGAAGAATTGAATCAAGCAACTACAGGTGCTGTTGGTAAAGTTGTAGAATGGGACGCAACAAATAGAATTTTATATTATATGCAATCAAGACACAATGACGCCGGTGTAGACTCATCAGGTAATTTAACAGCATTTTCTAGTACCGAAGTTATAACAGGACAAACTTCATCAGCAACAGGTACACCGGAAACAAGTGTTACAAGTACAATTAATAACGTTGTATTTTCAGGTGGTTATTCTGCTTCTGAAATAGACCACGATACTGGTGATATTTTATACGTAGAAAATAGAGCTCCGATTCAAAGAGCAACAGACCAAACAGAAAATATCAAACTAGTTATTGAATTTTAGGGAGAATTAAATGCCAAGTCCAACTGACTTTAATCTTTCGCCTTACTACGATGACTTTACTGAAACTAAAAAGTTTCATAGAGTTCTTTATAGACCAGCATTTGCTGTACAAGGTAGAGAGTTAACACAATCACAATCAATTTTACAAAATCAGATTGAGAGATTATCAGATCACGTCTTTGAACAAGGCGCTATGGTTATACCTGGCGATATTTCTTATGACTTAATAGTAGGTGCTGTTAAGTTAACTTCATTTACAGATTCAGCTTCAGTTGGTGTTGTATTAACAGATTTCGTTGGTTTAACTTTAACAGGTGCTTCTTCAGGTTTAAAAGCAAGAGTTGTTAAAACTGTAGCAACAGATGGATCAGATCCAAACACTTTACTTGTTAAATATATAAATTCAGGTACAAATAATACTTCATCAGCATTTACAGATGGAGAAACTATATCAGCAAATACAACTTTACAATCAACAGCAACAATAGTTTCAGCAGTAGTTAATACCACAGCAGATGGTAGTATGGCCGCTGTTAATGAAGGTGTTTATTACATTAATGGATTTCATGTTCAAGTAAGTAAACAAAATTTAGTACTGGAAAAATATTCAAACACTCCTTCTTATAGAGTAGGATTAATAATAACAGAAAGTTTTATAACTCAAAACGATGATACAACTTTAAATGATAATGCTCAAGGAGTTTCAAATACAAATGCTCCAGGTGCTCATAGATTTAAAATAGATTTAACATTAACTAAAAAATCTTTAACTGCTACAGACGATTCAAACTTTGTAGAGTTATTAAGATTAAAAAATGGTATTATTCAAAACCAAGTTAGAACAACTGATTATGCAATATTAGAAGAAACATTAGCAAGACGAACATTTGACGAATCAGGTGATTATTCAATAAAAGATTTTGATTTAGATTTAAGAGAACATTTACTATCAGGAGATAATAGAGGTATTTACACTTCAGCTGATGGTGGATTAGAAACTAAAATTGCTGCTGGTTTAGCACCAGGTAAAGCATACGTTAAAGGTTTTGAAATAAGTACTATTGGAACAAGATTTGCAGATATAGATAAGGCAAGAGATTTTGATACACAAAACAATTCTAATACTAGATTTGATGTAGGAAACTATGTGTATGTTAATAACGTATATGGTTCTCCAGATATTGGATTTGTTTCAGGTGATGTTGAAGCTTTTAAAAAAGTTGGTTTATATAATACAGCAACATCAGCAAGAGGAACAGAAAATACAGGATTAGGTTCTAATATACCTATAATAGGTCGTGCTAAGTCTAAAGGATTTGAATATGCTTCAGGTACAGCTACATCAAATATATTTGCAAGTTCATCATTAACAAGTGCAGTTTTCAAACATTATCTATTTGATGTTGTTATGTTTACTCATATCAACGTTGCAAAAAATCAAGCATTTACAAATGGAGAAGAAATTACAGGTGGTACTTCAGGTGCTAAAGGTACATTTGAAAGTATATCAACAAATAATCAACATTCAATAACAGCTGCAACAGCAGCTAATCCTGTTGTAATAACTTCTACAAACACTTTAAAAGATGGTCAACAAGTGACAATCAATGGTGTTGTTGGTATGACAGAATTAAATGGTAACATATATACAGTAAAAAATCCAACTAGTTCAAATTTTGAATTAGATGTAAACGGTTCTGGTTTTACTTCATATACAAGTGGTGGTACGGCAGATCAATCAGTTGTTATTTTATCTAGTGTAAACGGAACATTTACAGCTGGAGAAACTATAACAGGTGGTATTTCATCAAACACTGCTACTATTCAAGCAGACGCTAGAGGATTTAAAGGTGTTACTTCATATGATTTCTCATCTACAAAACAAATTGGTATGGCTGGTACTCCGGCATTTACAGCAGATACTCTTATAGATTCTACATACGGAGAAAGTT